CGGTGAAGCTGCTGTTCCAGATCGCGTCGATCATCGCATCGCTCCCGTCCTACGTGACCGCGTTCGGCGGCGACAACCCGGCCTCGGCCGAGGCGCTGAAGGCCGCGGAGATCACAAAGAACAAGCGCGCCGAACGGAAGGTCACCGTGCTCGGCGGCGCCCACGCCGAGGTGCAGCGCAACAACCTCCGCATCCTCGGGCAGTTCGCTCCCGAGATGCGGCGCATCGAGACCCAGTTCCGCCCCGTGGCCACGGCCAGCGAGGGCCAGCTCAGCGACTACGCGATGAAGCTCGTCTCCCAGGGCATCATCCCGCCGCAGCAGGCCCGCAAGGACCTCGGCTACTCCCAGGAGGAACGCCGCCACATGGAGCGCTGGGACCGCGAGAACCTCGCCGACCCGTTCATCACCCGGATGACGCGTGAGGACACCGCCGGGGAGGTCTGATGGCCGCCGAGCAGAACGTCCCCCGCTCGGCCACCAGCCACTACCGGCTCATGCAGGACCTGCAGCTGCGCGCGATCCGCCGCGGCCGCAGGGCCTGGGTGCAGATCGACCCCGCCCACCTCTCCACCTCCTGGCGCGAGCAGCTCCCCCGCCTCACCAGCAGCGTGAGCGAGGTCCAGGAGGACGCGACCAGCGCCGCCGTCGGCTACAGCGCCCAGACCCTCGCCGGCCGCGCCGAGTACGAGTTCCCCCGCGCGTTCGCGGACCCCTCCGCGTTCGTCGGCGTGCTCGAAGACGGAGGCGACCTCTCCGCCGCGATGTACATGCCCGTCATCACGACGAAGCAGGCGCTCGCCGGCGGCATGACGACGCGCCAGGCGCTCGCCGTCGGCCGCGACCGGCTGGACCGGATCGTGGCGGGCGCCGTGCGCGACTCCGCGCGCGGCGCCGCCTCGGTCGACATCACCGCCCGGGACGGCATCGGCTACACCCGCATGCTGAACCCGCCCAGTTGCGACCGCTGCGCGATCCTCGCCGGCCGCTTCTACCGCTGGAACACCGGCTTCGACCGCCACCCGAACTGCGACTGCATCCACGTCGCCGCGAAGAACACGAAGGCCCTGCAGGACGAGGGCCTCCTCGCCGACCCCTACGACTACTTCCACAGCCTCTCCCTCGAGGAGCAGGCCAGGATCTTCGGGAAGTCGGAGGCGCGCGCGATCCGCGACGGCGCCGACGTCTACCAGGTCGTCAACGCTCGCCGCGGCATGACCAAGGTCGGTGCGCGCGGACGCCAGGCACGCTGGACCTACGAGGGCACCTCGAGGCACGGGAACTTCGGCCGCCGCGGTCTCGGCCGCGCGCGCCGCACCGTCGACGAGATCTACCGCACCGCCGGCACGCGCACCCGCGCGCTCCGCATGCTCGAGGAGGACGGCTACATCATCCCCGGCGGCCAGGAGCCCGGCGGATCGATCGCCGGACCGTTCCGCCTCCCCAAGAACGCCTCGCGCGCGACGCAGGAAGCCTGGCTCACCGGCCTCCGCGACCCCACGAGCATGGCCACCATGACCGAGGCGGAGAAGCGCCGCTACCGCGCCGACCGCGACTGGCAGATGGCCCGCGCAGGCCTGAACCCCTACCAGGCCGGCGCCGCTCAGCGATGGCGCGTCCTCACCGAGGGCCGCGGCACCGCCCGCGGCGGCTCCCTCCCCCGACCCCTCACCGACGCGGACCGCGCCCGCGCCGAGGCCGCGTACCGCCAGTACGTCCTCGGCGAGAACGGCGGCGACGCCGCCCTCGGCACCCGCCACACCCTCCCCGCCCCGGGGACCCGGATCTAGGCGCTGACGCACCGTCGGCGCCGCGCTCGCCGTCGGCGGGCTTCCTCGAGCTGCTCGGCGTGATGCCGGTGGCTCTCCACCTCTGGCCGGTGGCGCGTGATGTGCGTCGGCCTCCACCACCCAGGCTCGTCCGCGTGATGCGGCGGGCCGCGACCTCGTGATGAGGAGCAACCCACCATGACGATCTCCACCTGCGCGCAGAAGCCGTTCCCGCACGGCATCGACATCACCGCTCCCGGCGGCATCGACCGGCTGATCGAGTTCCATCGCGGCACCTTCGGGGACTGGCAGATGAACGTGAACGGCGGCGAGTCCGGCGGCGACGGCGGCGAGGGCCCCGGCGGCGCCAGCGGCTCGGACGGCTCCGGCGACGGAGACGGCCAGGGCGGCGACGGTTCCGGCGACGGGGCCGACGGCGACAAGGGCCTGAAGTCGGCGCTGGTCGCCGAGCGCAAGGCGACGAAGGCGGCGACCGCTGAGCTCGCGGCGGCGCAGGCCCGCGTGAAGGAGCTCGAGGACGCCTCGAAGTCCGACGAGCAGCGCGCGCACGAGGAGCAGGAGCAGCTGAAGTCCAGCCACGCGAAGCTCACCCGTGAGGGCGAGGAGAAGGACTCGCTGATCGAGCGGTATCGCGTCGCGGCCGCGAAGGGTCTGGACCTGCAGGCGGCGGAACGACTCAAGGGCGCCACCCGCGAGGAGATCGAGAAGGACGCCGACGACTGGATCGCCCTGTGGGGCACCGGCGGCGGTCGGCAGGAGCAGCACCGGGGCGATCCCGGCCAGGGCCCGCGTGGCCAGGCGCAGGAGTCCTCGTTCGCACAGGGCTCCGAGCGCGCGAAGGCCCGCTTCGGCGAGCAGAAGTAAGCGGTCGACCCCGCCCGGGGCGGCCGGAACCACCACTCCTGAAGGAGGAGAACCATGGACCTCTCCGTCCGTGACCAGGTGTTCGGCAGCGAGAACCGGGCGTGGCTCGGGTCGCAGCACGGCACCGAGAGCAACCCCTCGATCACCCTCGACGTCTCGACGTTCACCGCGGCGACCCACTACCCCGACGGCGTCATCCCGTCCGGCGTGGTCCTCGCGGAGATCACCGCGACCGGCCTGTACGGGCCGTTCGACCCCGACGCCGAGGACGGCCGCGACACCGCGGCCGGCCACCTCTTCAACAGCACCCCGGTCGCCGCGGGCGCCACCCACCTGGGTGCGCCGCTGCTCAACCACGGCGCTGTCGTCGAGTCCAAGCTCCCGGCCGCTTCCGGCCTGGACGCCACCGCCAAGGCTGACCTCGCCGGTCAGATCCGCTACCGCTGAGGAGGAGCAACATGCTCATCAACGACATCGTTCCCGGTGGGGCGCTGACCTCGTACGCGCGCGAGGTCCCCACCCCCGCGAACTACATCCTGAACCAGTTCCTGCCGGACCGGCAGGTGCCGGACATCGAGGCGACCATCGACTCGGTGACCCGCACGAACCGCGCGGCGAGCTTCCGCTCGTACGACGCGGAGACCCCCATCGGCCAGCGTGAGGGCTTCTCCCGCCGCAAGGTCATGCTGCCCCCGGTGGGGCAGAAGACCGTGATCGGTGAGCTCGAGCGCCTGCAGCTCGAGAAGATCCGCAACGGGGGCGGGAACACCGCGGCGATCGCCGATCAGGTGTACGACGACGTCGAGCTGAACGCGCGCGCCACTCTGGCCCGCGTGGAGCTCGCGCGCGGCGACGTCCTCGCCGACGGCAAGTTCACCCTCGCCGGGGAGAACGGGCTGACCCTCGAGGCCGACTTCGGCGTCCCCGCCGAGCACCTGGTCGCCCCGACCGTGCTGTGGAGCGATCACGCGAACGCGACGCCGCTCTCGGACCTCACCGCGTGGTCGCAGCAGTACAGCGACGCGACCGGTGAGATGCCCGGCTACATCGTCATGTCGCGGGCCGCGCGCTCGCACATGCTGCAGTCGGCCGAGGTGAAGGCCGCGGCCCGTCCGGGCACGGTCGTCCCGACGGCGATCACCCCCGCGGAGCTCACCTCGCTGCTCGAGGCGTTCGAGCTCCCGGCGATCACCATCTACGAGACCCGCGTGGAGGTCGGCGGTGCCGACACCCGCGTGCTCGGCTCGGAGAAGGTGGTCTTCGGCCCCTCGGACCGTGCCTCGCTCGGCGAGACCGTCTGGGGCATCACCGCCGAGGCGCTCGAGCTCGCTGGCCTGTCCAACCCGGAGCTGACCTACCAGCAGCTGCCGGGCCTCGTCGGCGTCGTGATGAAGACCTTCGACCCGGTCCACACCTGGACCAAGGTCGGCGGCGTCGTCATGCCCGTCATCTACGACCCGCGCAAGCTGCTGGTCGCCGACGTGATCTGAGGAGGTCCCCCATGGCGAAGAAGCTGACCCGAACCGTGTTCGTCGACGGCGTGGCCTACGGGCCCGCCTCGGCGATCCCGGCCGACATCGCTGCCCGGATCACGAACCCGAAGGTCTGGGCCGACGCGGATGCTCCCGCGCCGGCCCCGGCCGGGGTCGTGACGTCGGCCGCGGCCGACAGCGCCCGAGCGGACGACGAGCCGCCGAGCGGCGAGTGGACGGTGCGCGAGCTGAAGGAATTCGCGAAGGCCCAGGGCATCGCCCTCGGTGAGGCCCGCGCGAAGGAGCAGATCCTCGCGGTCCTCGCCGACGCCGGCCACGGCGCCGCCGCAGATCCCTCCGGGGACGATGGCGACGCCCAGGGCGAGGACGACGAGGGCGCCGAGGTGCCCGAGGCCGACTCCCCGGACGACGTCGACGAGGCCTGAGCCGGAGGAGGTGAGGTCGGGATGGACAATCCCGCGAGCATCGAGCACGTCGAGACCTTCCATCCCGACCTCACCACGGTCCAGCGCGCCCAGGCCGAGCGGCTCATCGCCGCGGCCTGGGTCCGGCTGAAGGTCATCCCCGGGCTGCGGATCGTGTCCCGGATGGAGGCCGGCACGCTCGACCCGGACGTCGTCGCCTCGGTGATCGGGGAGATGGTCGCGAACGTGCTCCGCAACCCGGAGGGCGCCCGCTCCCGGAACACCACGATGACGATCGACGACTACACGGAGACGAACCAGGTCACGATCGACCACGCGCGCGCCGAGGGCCTCCTCTACCCCACCGACGGGATGCTCGCGATGCTCCGTGAGAACCGGCGCGGGGCCTGGACGGTGATCCCCTCGTGAGGTCCCAGGCGCAGATCGAGGCGTTCCTCGAGCGCGGCCGCGCCGCGGCGCGCGAGCTCATGACCGACCGGGTGAGGGTGTGGCGCAAGACGGGCCGCACCACCACCAACGGTCGCGGGAAGTCCGTCGACGAGCTCGTGCTGGTCTGGGGTGATCCCGACGAGGGGTCCCCGGCGAAGGCGCAGAACGACGCGTCCTACCCGTCGTCCCCCGACGTCGGCTCCATCGGCCGGGTGACGCAGCGCGTCGCTCAGGTGCACTTCCCGTACGGCACCACCGAGGTGCAGTCCGGCGATATCGCCGAGTTCGTGAGCTCGAAGAACCCTCGCCTGCCGGGGTCGCGGATGCGGCTCCGCGCGGACGAGGACAAGACGCACACCACCGCGGTGCGCATGAACGTGCAGGAGGTGCTCCGTGACGGTGCGAGTTGACGCCTCCGAGCTCCGCACCCTCTCCCGGGACCTCGCGCGGATCCCCGACAAGGTCCAGCGCGGCGTCCGGCCCGTGGTGTCGAAGGGCGCCCTGAACATCAAGCAGGAGCTCCAGATGGACCTCGCGTCCTCGCAGAGCTTCCGCGGCATCACGTTCTCGGTGAACTACGACCTCAAGGTCGACGCGGGCGGGGTCGAGGCCCAGATCGGCCCCGACAAGAGCCGGTACGGCGGCGCGCTCGCGAACGTCGCCATCTTCGGCACCAGCCGAGGAGGCGGCACGGTCCCCGATCCGTCCATCGCCCTCGCGGCAGAAGCGGACCGCTTCGAGTCGGCGCTCGGCGACCTGTTCGAGGGGCTGCTGTGATCGCGGCGCACTTCGCCGCGGTGCGGGAGCTGCTCGAGGAGGCGGCGCCGGACATCCCGGTGCACGACACGGACGCGAGCGCGGTCGTCGGCGACCCCGAGAAGTACCCGTTCATCGTCCTGTCGGGCGGGACGGTGCGCGGCTTCTCCGAGTCACTCGGTGGCTGCGAGGACGGTGCGCAGGCCCTGATCAGGGTCACGCACACCGCGCTCGCTCCCGCGGGCGTGCGCGAGCTCGTGGACATCTCCCGCGCCGCGCTCGAGGGCGCCGCGCTCGTCGTGCCCGGCCGGTACGGCTGGGAGCTCGTCCTGGACGACTCGCAGGACGTCGAGCCCGACCGGGACGTGCGCCCGCAGGGCCCGGCCACGTCGGCGTTCCCGTTCTACGCGGTCGACATCTACCGGCTGGGCTCCACGCGCTTCGGCTGATCGCGGCGCTCGCATCCACTCCCATCCCTCCGCCCTCGGCTCCGCGCCGGGGGCTTCGTCATGAAAGGCGGTGCTCGCCATGCCGCAGAAGCGCGTCGAGGCGTACGACACCCGGACCGGCGCGAAGCTCCCGCAGCGCGTGCCCGAGAACTGGCTGCGGATCTTCCCGTACCTCTCCCTCACCCCGAAGACGAAGGCGGCCCAGAGCGCCGTCTCCGATGACGTGCCCGAGGCCGACTCGGCCGAGGACGTCGCCCCCACCCCGAAGACGGCTCACCGCGGCCGCCAGACCCCCCAGAAGGAGTCCTGACCATGGTCGCTGTGAAGTCGCTCGCCGACGGCCACACCAAGCTCGCGGTCCTCGCGACCGCACCCGCCAATCCCGACGCGATCACGCTCACCGAGCTGACGTCGGCCCTCGACGCGTCCTGCCGGATCGCGAAGAACGGCTACGCGCTCGGCCCGACGGCGTCGGAGACCTTCGCGGATCCCGCGCTGTGCGAGGACGTGAACTCGAACGTCTGGGGTGCCTCGAACTTCGAGGCGTCCATCCCCGTCTTCCGCTACTTCGACGACTCCACGAACCTCGTGGACGAGGAGGGTGACGAGGTCTACCAGGCGCTGAAGGAGAAGGGAACCGAGGTCTGGTTCGTCGAGCGCGAGTCGCTGAAGAAGTCGACCGACCCGTGGGAGGCCGGTGACGTCGTGAGCGTCTACCGCGGTCTGCTGGACAACCCCCAGAAGGGCAGCGACCGGACCGGCTTCATCAAGAACACGGTCGCCCCGGCGATCCAGGAGGGCCACCTCGACGTGACCGTCGTCGGCAGCGGCGGCTGACCCTCCACCGCCCGCACCTCCCGGGGTGCGGGCCACAGACCGCCGGGCGGGGTCGAGCGTGCTCCTGCGCTCCCCCGCCCGGCCCCCTCCGGGGGAACCACAGGAGCCCAGGAGCACAGGAGAACAGGAGCACCACCATGACCACCATCCCCGAGAACGTCGAGGACTTCGGCGCCGACCCCGACGACTTCGACATCGACGCCTGGATCGACCAGGGCGCCCGCCCGCGCCGCGACGTCACCGTGTACCGCAACTGGGACCTGCTGCAGGAGTACGACCGCCTCGCGCAGAAGCTCCAGCAGGAGGACGGCGCCGACGACGAGTCCATGGGCGAGGTGAGCATCCGCGAGCAGATCGAGGACGTGATCGAGCGCATGGAGGCCTCGCGCCTCGTCTTCACCGTCCAGGCCCTCACCGGCGAGGAGCTGAAGGCACTCGCCGAGAAGGCGCCGACGAAGCCGCTCCTCGGCGCCGACGGGCAGCCGCGGAAGCGGGTCGATCAGATCGCGCTCGGCGACATGACCGCCGCGGCCGCCGTGATCAAGGTGACCGACGGCGCGACCGGCCGCTCGAAGCCCACGATCTCCGAGAAGCAGGTGCGGAAGCTCCGCGTCACCCTCGGTGATGGCCCGATGCACGGCCTCTTCAGGGCGGTGACCGAGCTCGCGCAGGCCGGGCAGGTCCTGCCGTCCGTCCCTTTCTCGCCAGAGCGCTGAGGCGCTTCCCGCACGTCCGTGTGCAGATGGATGCCGCGAAGTCCTGGGGGACGACGCTGTCGCATCTGCGCACGGGCGTGCCGGGCTGGCAGCTGTGGGACCGGCTGCTGGTGCTCGCGCAGCCCCTGCACGACATGGACCTGTGCCCCTCGGGCGCAGGAGGCGAGCACTATCGCGACGAGTGCGACGCCGACACCACGGACATCGAGCCCGTGACGGTCGAGAAGACGTGCGTGTACCTCGTGGCCCGCGAGGAGTGGGAGGACGAGCGCTCCCAGGACAAGAACCCCGAGAAGGGCGTCATGGTGGGCTTCAAGGACGAGGCCGAGCGCTGAGCTCTGGGGGTCACACGTTCTGCGCTGCCTCGGCTGCTGAACCCGGTCCGATCTCGAAGCCCTTGCCCTCGCACGCGGGTATCAGCTTGGCCGCAACGACTGAGGGAACGCCTGCAGCAGTGAGCTCCTCGTTCACCGAATCTGCGATCTCTGCAGTGCTCGAGTCGACGGCGTGCTCGTAAGCGCTGGCACCGGCGTACAGGACGAGGTCGAGCTCGTCATCGAACTGCTCTAGCACCTCGGCAGGCGGCGCAGTCATGTACGTCTCGCACGCCGCGTAGCCAGCTGGGTCGGCTTCTTCGAACGGTGCCGGACCGGGCTCGGAGTTGGAGCACGAGGCGAGCGTCAAGACGACGACGGCGAGAGCGAACGAAGACCGGTTGCGCATGACGACTCCTGTAGCGAGGGGGCTGACGTGGCGGGCCGCTTCTGCACTATCGACGGCTGCGATCGGCCCCATGAGGCGCGAGGCCTCTGCTCCAAGCACTATCGCAGGTTTCGGCGTCACGGGGATCCACTCGGTGGTGGCCGTCGGTTGTTCTCGACCGAGGAGCGCTTTCGCGAGTACACAGAGCGCGATACCGCTTCGGGGTGCCTGGTCTGGACCGGGGCGAAGAGCAGCACCGGCTACGGGTACATGACGAAGCCGGGTGGCGGCATGGAGCACGCGCACCGTCATGCGTGGCGGCTGGTTTACGGGGAGATCGCTTCGTCGACGTGGCTCGACCACTCCTGCCACCGGCGCGACTGCGTCGAGGTGTCGCACCTGCGGATCGCCACTCCCCCGGAGAACGGCGCGAACCGACGCGGCCCGAACAGGAACGGCAGCACGGGCGTGAGGAACGTCCACCGCCACGGTGACTCCTATCGAGTTCGGGTCGTGAAGTGCGGCCAGATCTTCGAGGGCGGGCTGTTCAAGGACCTCGATACGGCCGCAGCTGCGGCAAAGCAGCTGCGGCACGACCTGAACGGCGCATTCGCTGGGGAGGGGGCTCAGCGTGAGTGATCGAAGCATCGTGGTCCGCCTCCGTGCCGAGGTGGATGGCTTCAAGCGCGAGATGGCGGCGGCGACGAAGGCCGTCGAGCAGACCGCGAAGGGTACCGAAACCGCGGCGAAGCAGGCCGACACCGCGATGGGCCGGATGGTCCAGTCCGCGAAGGAGAACTCGGAGGCCTGGAACACCGCCGGCGCGACCCTGACGGGCTTCGGCGCCGCGGCGCTCGGTGGCCTCGCCCTCGCGACGAAGGCCGCGATGGACTGGGAGTCCGCGTGGGCAGGCGTGCAGAAGACCGTCGACGGCACCGCGCCGCAGATGGCTTCGCTCGAGGCCGGCCTGCGCGGCATGGCCCGGGAGCTGCCGGCCTCGCATCAGGAGATCGCGGCCGTCGCCGAGGCCGCGGGTCAGCTCGGCATCGCGACCCCGAACATCCTCTCCTTCACGCGAACGATGATCGACATGGGAGAGTCGACCAACCTCTCCGCAGACGAGGCTGCGACTGCGCTCGCGCGCTTCATCACCGTCACGGGCACCTCGCAGCAGGACATCGGACGGCTCGGCGCGACCGTCGTCGGCCTCGGAAACAACTTCGCGACCACGGAGGGAGAGATCGTCGCCCTGTCGCAGCGCCTCGCTGCTGCAGGCACTCAGGCGGGCCTCTCCGAGGGCGAGATCATGGGGCTCGCGACCGCGATGTCCCAGGTCGGTATCGAGGCGGAAGCTGGCGGCTCTGCGATGACGCAGACCATGAACCGCATCTCCAGGTCCGTCGAGGAGGGTGGCGAGTCCCTCGATCTGTTCGCGGCCGTCTCGGGCATGACGTCGGAGCAGTTCGCCACTGCTTGGGAGACCCGGCCGGCGGAGGCTCTCGTGGCCTTCACCGAGGGCCTCGCGGACACCTCCGAGCTCGGCATGTCCACCAACGGGGTCCTCACAGAGCTCGGCATCACCGGGCTGCGCGAGGCCGACACCATGCGTCGACTCGCCCTCGCAACGGGGACCATGTCCGATGCGATGGCGATGGGCAACTCGGAGTTCGAGAAGGGAACGGCCCTCATCGAGGAGGCCTCGAAGCGGTACGAGACTGCGGAGTCCCGCATCGCCATGGCGAAGAACGCCCTGGTCGACATGGGCATCAGCATCGGCGGGGTCGTCCTGCCGGCAGTCGCCGACCTCGCCGAGGGCGCGGGCGATCTTGCCGGCTGGTTCGCGGACCTGCCGGAGCCCGTCCAGCAGGCGGCTGCCGGGCTGGGCGCCGTCGTGGGTGGCGCATCGCTGGCTGCAGGGTCGTTCCTGCTGCTGTTCCCCCGCGTGATGGACACCGTGTCGGCGTTCCAGACGCTCAAGACGGACATGCCTGGCGTGGCCGGAGGCCTGGGCAAGGTGGGCAAGGCCGCGGGCGTCGCCGGGTTGGCGCTGGCCGGCATCGGAGTCGTGGACAGCTTCCGGCGCTCGTTCATCGAGGCGGGCATCGGAGCAGACGAGTACACCGCATCCTTGATCAACCTGGCGGAGACGTCGGACATCACGCGAGCGTCCTTCGACAAGCTGTATGCGGAGACGCTCCCCTCGAGCTTCGAGGTCGTGAACGACTTCGGGTCCGCGCTCCGAGAGCTGGATGCAGACGGATTCACCAAGTTCGCGGACGAGCTCGCCACAGGCTTCGGCATGTTCGGGAACTCCGTCCGCGACGATCTCCTCGCCTCGATGGAGCAGGCAGATCAGGCCATGGTGAGCTTCGTCCAGGGCGGCGCGCTGGACCACATGGTCGACCAGTTCAATGCCGCGACGGAGTCCGCAGAGGCATACGAGTACTCCGCCGCAGATGTCATGGATCGGCTTCCCGGCCTTCGCGCCGAGCTGACCAACCTCGCGACAGACGCAGGACTTGCGGCCGATGACCAGACCCTGCTCAAGATCGCAACCGGCGAGCTGGTCCCCGTCATCGATGAGGCGACAGGCGCGATGTCCGGCGTCGAGGGCGCCAGTGGCGAGATGGCCGCTGGCATGGACGACGCGACGGGTGCCGTGGAGGAGCAGGTCGACGCGCTCGCCGAGCTGCAGGATCTCCTCTCCGACACCGCGGACCTCCTCCTCGGAGTGCGCGGGTCGGAGCGCGATTTCGAGGCCGCGATCGACGACGCGACCGCGTCCCTCGAGGAGCACGGCAAGACCCTGGACCGGACCACGGAAGCAGGGCGCGCGAACGAGGCAGCGCTCGATGGGATTGCGGAGTCCGCTCACAACTGGGCGAACAAGGCTGAGGAAGCAGGCGCGACGGCATCCGAGCTGGACTCGATCATGCAGTCCGGTCGGGACAACTTCATCCGCACCGCCGAGGCGATGGGCATGTCGACCGAGGAGGCCACCCGCCTCGCGGACGAGCTCCAGCTGATCCCCGACTTCGTCGAGACCGAGGTGAAGGTCGAGACCGAGCAGGCCGGCCAGGACTGGGACGCATTCTGGTCCCAGATCGGAGACGCTCTCCCCGAGATCCCCGTCGGAGCGGACACGTCCCCGGCCGAGGAGGAAGTCCGCGTCTTCGGCTCCCGAATCGGGGACGCCACCCCCCACCAGGTGATCATCGACGCGGACACGTACTGGGCCCAGTCCTCCATCGAGCAGTTCTACGCCGCGATGATGGACCAGAGCTGGACCGTCGAGATCAACGGCGAGACCGTCGATGCTCAGGAAGCCCTCGCGATGCTGGTCGCGGAGATCAACGAGGGCGAAGGCTACGTCTCCATCAACGGCACCCCCGTCGATGCGGAGTCGGCGCTCCTCACCCTCGTCGACCACATCAACAACTCCGGCGGCACGGTCGAGATCGACGCCGACGGCGTGCCCGCGATCCTGAAGACCCAGGAAGTGAAGCGCCAGGCCGACAACACCACGGGCACCATCGACGTCGACGCGAACACCGGCGAAGCGAACAGCGACATCAACTCCGCTGCCCGCGACCGGAACAGCCACATCGACGTCGACGACAACTCCGGCGCCGCGAACTCCCGCATCAACAACGCGGCCCGGAACCGGCGCATGACGATCACCGTCGGCTACTCCGACCCCGGCTTCCAAGGAAGCGGCGGCGGATCCCGCTTCGCCACGGGCGGCCCTGTCTTCGGCCCTGGCACCGGCACCTCCGACTCCATCCGGGCCCTCCTCTCCAACGGCGAGCACGTCCTCACCGCGGCCGAGGTAGCGCTCGCCGGCGGGCACGACTCGGTCCTGCGGATGCGGGCCGCGATCCGTGCGGGCGCGCTGCGCTTCGCGGATGGCGGTGGGGTCGAGAACGGTGCGGCGGTGCGCATGTCGCTGCCGGCGACCCCGTCGTGGGGTCGGCAGCCGGTGTCGGGCTCGACGGACTCGCGTCCATCTCTGAGCCAGACGAACAACATCTACGGCCCCGACCCCAACGAGGTGACGGACCGGGCGATGGCGAAGATGCGCCACTTCGTGAGCGCGCAGGCCGTCCAGCTGCCGTCGTGATCTGAGGAGGATCGATGCTGCATTCCCCGGACTGGACCGGCTTCGAGTCCTGCAGCAGCGCTGTGCCGCTGTTCGCGCCGCCTCCGTGCGTGAAGGTCTCGCTCCAGGGGCTCGACTTCGTGTCGGGCTCCCGAGAGCGGGACCGCATCACGATCGCGGGCTGGGATGGATGGACGAACGGCACCTCCCGGACCGGAGGCCCGGTGGCGTGGGAGCACGCCGACGCCGGGGTCAAGGCGGACGTCTTCGAGGAGAGCCGGCGGATCACGCTGGAGGGCCTCATCATCGAGCGCACGCCGGTCGCGCTGTGGGAGCGGATGGAGGAGCTCGGAGCGATCCTCACCAGGCCCCGCTGGGCCCAGCTCGTGGTCGAGGAGGAGCATCTCGGCCTCGTCCGCCAGATCGAGGTGACGCGGCTGCAGAAGCCGATGATCACTCCTCGGTCGTCGCGCCTCGCGGCGTACACGCTGGAGCTCGAGGCCGCGGGCTTCCTCCGCCAGGACGTGGAGTCGCAGACCGCGACCCTCACCGCCGCGGGGGTCGACGTCCGGAACCTCGGCACCGCCCCGGCCCCCACGTCGGCGCAGCTCGTCGGTCCGCTGACGAATCCGGGCATCACCTGGCCCGGCGGGGCGTGGACGTACAACGGCACGATCGCGTCGGGGACGACCATCAACGTCGACATGGACCGTCGCGTGGTTCGGAACCCCGCGACGACGGGGCACTCTCGCCAGTTGGTGTCGGGATCGTGGCTCGCCATCCCACCGGGGACGACGCGCCTGACCCGCACCGGCAGCGGCAGCGGCCGCGTGAGCGTCACGTGGAGGTCCTCATGGTCATGACCCCGACGTTCTTCCTCGCCGACTTCCAGACGGGGAACATCCTCGGGGAGACGCTGCCGCTCGAGCGCGTGTCGCTGTCGTCGTCCCTGCAACCGGGGCAGTTCTCCGCGACGCTCGACCTGCGGAAGCTCGGCGCGCTCGGCGAGGGCTATCGGGTCATGGACCTGCTGAAGAACGGGAAGTGCACCCTCGTCCCGGTCCGCGAGGCGCTGTCGACCGGCACCGGCAATCCCCTGATCAGCCGCGAGCTCGGCGAGTGGTGGATCGCGGAGGTCGCCGACTCCCCACCTTCCCCGTTCGTGACCCTCTCCGGGCCCGAGTTCGCGGGCTATGCGAAGGAAGCACAGCTCATCGACGACTTCATCGGCACTTCGGTCGATCCGGTCGTGGCGATGCGTCAGATGCTGTGGGACCTGTACACGACCTCGCAGACCGTGACCGTCGATCTGCAGTCGTGGATCTCCCACACCGGGGCACGGATCGAGGTCGATGCGCCGAGGTACTCGACCTCCTACTGGGATGCGATCGCGGACATGCAGGAGGCCGACGGTGGCCCGTTCGAGTGGGTGATCCGGTCCGGGCTCGTGCAGGTGAACGGGTCGCCGCGCCGGGTGACGCGCACGCTCGAGGTCGGACAGCCGATCCTCAGCTTCTCCCGCCCGGACATCACTCTCGAGCTCGCCGGCCCGGGACGGACTCCGGCGTCGATCACGGGGTTCTCGCGGTCGCGCTCGGAGCATCGCACGACCTCGGCGGTGTACGCGCGCGGCGCAGGCGCCGGTCAGGACCAGATCGGTCCGGTCGGGGTCGGGCGATCCCGCGCGACCGGAGAGCCGCTGAAGTCCCGCACGATCACGGATCCGCAGGCGGGGTCGCTGGCGGTGCTGCGGAGGCGTGCCCGGGAGGCCCTGTATCGGCTGTCGCCGGAGCTGCAGGTGTGGCCGGCGCATCTGCCGACGGACCGGTACACGCCGCGCACGGGCGAGCGGTACTCGTGGCGGACGGATGCGCAGTGGTCGCGGCCGGCGGAGTCGGGGCAGGTGCGGTGCGTGGGCTGGTCGTGGTCGTCGAGCGGCGCGGATGAATACGTGCTGCAGCTGTCGGAGGTGAGCTGATGCCGTCCTGGGACCCGTCGATCCCCGAGAACATCCGGTCGCTGCAGAGGCAGATCAATCGGATCAACACCGCCCGTCCGGGCCCCATGTCCTGGGGGCCCGGCGATGGGCACGTCCGCTTCTACGCCGCCGACGGGCGGGTGCTGTTCCAGGTGAACAGCACGGGCGCGTCGGTGGAGTCCCGGGGCGCGCTGACGGGGCTGACGCCGCTGCTGGACTCGATCCGGGCGAAGAACGACCAGCAGGACGGTCGGCTGGACGCCCACGACTCGACCCTCGCGTCGCACAACACCCGGATCACCGCGGCGCAGAACCGCGCCGATGCTGCGCACACCCGGCTCAACGGGGTCGACTCGACCCTCGCGTCGCACAACACCCGGATCACCACCGCGCAGGCCCGGGCGGACAAGGGCGTCTCGGACGCCGCCGCAGCGCATGGTCGTGCGGACTCGGCCTACTCCCGTGCGGGAGATGCGCTGTCGGCGGCGTCGGCAGCGCACTCCCGCGCGGACAGCGCCTACTCGCGGGCGGGGACGGGAATCGCGAACGCCGCCACAGCCCAGGCGCGCGCCGACTCGGCCTACAGCCGAGCAGGGACCGGCATCTCCGATGCCGCGGCGGCAGCGTCCGCTGCGAGCGCCGCCCGTGCGCGCGCGGACGCCGCGCACTCCCTCGCCGCATCGAAGGCATCGCAGGTGGCGCTGGAAACCGCGGTGGACAACCTCAGGGTCGAGATCGCGATCGAACGCGCCCGCATCGACCGCCTCAGCTGACCTCTCCACCCTGCCCAGGAGGCTCCCCTTGCAGATCACCCCTGCCCAGATCCGGGCCGCGCACGAAGCACTCGGACTCGACCCCGACCTGACGCTCCACGTCTCGATCAGCCCCGGCTACGTCCACGTCACCACCGCCGAGCTCGACGAGGGCGGGCACCCCATCGTGACGGGCGGGGTGCTGCAGCGCGTCGAGACCAGCGTCGAGACCACCACCGAAGGGAGTGCCTCGTGAGCATTCCGACCCTCGTCCCGGCCGCAGACCGGGCGCCGTCCCTCGCGTCCCGCGTCGTGACCATCCACGCGACGGACGTGACCGAGGGTGCGCCCGCGCCGGACAGCTTCGAGTTCTTCCTGCCGTGCGCGCTGCGCGTCCCGGCCGATGACGTGATCCTCCGCCCCGGCGGGGTGAAGGTCCGCCTCGTCGACGGCCGTGCGCGCGTCCGCCTCCCGGTCTACTCGACCGCCGTGCAGACGATCGACGGGTCCACGGACTGGGTGATCAAGGTGTCCCCGTCGTGGGGGTCGCCGTACGCGATCCGCGTCCCGGCTGGCACGTCGGAGATCAGCCTCGCGGACCTCCCCGCGGTGCGGCCCCTTACCCGCCGGGAGCAGCAGTACGCGATCACCGGCGTCGGCGTCACCGTCTCCGAGGCGACCCAGGCCGGCGGCACCGCGACCTACACCAACGGCCAGCTGCACCTGAACCTCCAGGTCCCCAGCTTCCGCCCGCAGACGGTGTACCCATACATCGATCAGACCGCGGACGCGCGCGCCCAGTACTACGAGGCCAGGGTCCGCGCGGACCTCGATGACCGGCTCGAGGAGGTCACGACCGCGTACGATCTCGCCGTCGCGCAGGGGTTCACCGGGACGCTGGATGAGTGGCTGGACTCGCTCATCGGCCCGCAGGGCGACAAGGGCGACGACTCGACCGTGCCCGGCCCCCCGAACGTCCTCTCGATCGGGACAGTCACCACGGGCGCCGCGGGCTCCCAGGCCGCTGCGTCGATCACGGGAACGTCCCCATCGCAGGTGCTCGGCCTGACGATCCCCCGCGGGGACAAGGGCGACCAGGGCGACGCGTCCACTGTCCCCGGCCCGACCGGGAAGACCGCCTACCAGTACGCGCAGGACGCGGGGTACACGGGCACGGAGGCGGAGTTCGCGGAGGCGCAGCTCCCCGACACCATCACGTGGGACAACGTCGACGACAAGCCCACCGAGTTCCCGCCCACGACGCACACGCACAGCATCTCCAACGTCGACGGGCTCGACGACCGGCTCGACGACCTTGACGACGCCGTCGCGGACACGGACTGGATCACGGTCCCCGTCGTCGCGGGGATCACGGCCACGAACCCGCTGCAGTACCGGGTCAAGGCCGGGATCGTCTGGTGGCGCGGACGGGTCAGGCCCACCACCGGGTCCTGGCAGTCGGGCGAGAACATCATCGCGGACGACCTCCCCGCGGCGGCGATGGGATACGTCGGCCCCGGGGGTGAGACCGAGGCGAACGCCGCGATCGCCGCGTCGACGGGGATCGGATTCCTCGGGGTGCTCAACACCGGGATCCTGCGGTTCCAGATGTCCGCGACCCCGTCATACAACCTCACGGTCAACGCGCTGCACTACCCCGCCAACTGATCGTCACCACTGACCAGGCCCGCCACTGTGCGGGCCTTTCTCATGCCCGAGGAGGCACCGAATGGCCGACATCACCCTGACCTCCGCCCCGGTCACGTGGCTGGTCGCGAACCTGATCAGCGGCGCGACCGCGAGGGGAGCGAACGGGTACGTCGAGTTCGAAGCGTCCGCGATCGCCGCCTTCCACGGCGGGCTGACGTGGCTCCCCTCCCCGCAGCGGGTCGAGATGGTCGACGGGGTCCTCGCCCCGATCGACCTGCCGATCAACGACCCCGAGGTCTGGAACTGGCGCGTGTCCCCGCACCTCGGCGTGGTGTGGGAGCCGTTCCACATCAACGTCGAGGAGGGCGGCACCGACCTCTCTTCAGCGGCGATCGTCCCCGGCAAGGGCCCCGTGCGGGTGCTGCAGGGCCCCAAGGGAGCGTCGGTCGTCGACTTCCGCGACACGGGCGACGGTGCACTCGTCCTGGTCCTCAGCGATGGGACGGAGTCCCCGCCGATCCCGTTCACCCGCGGCCCCGCCGGGCCCGCGAACGAGATCGAGATCGGGACGGTGATGCGGGGCGACGAGCCCTACGCGTCCCTCTCCGGTGACGCACCACATCAGGTGCTGAACCTGGTGCTGCCCAAGGGCGACCCGGGCAACCCCGAGGATCTGGTCGATGCGACCACGGAGCAGCGCGGCCTCATGTCCGCCGAGGCTGTGCAGACCCTCGAGTCGGCGACGACCGGTGTCGAGACGCTCCGGACCCGCATGACCCCGATCGACGGTCTCACCGACGCTCCCGTCTACCTGTACGTCGACGGGGAGATCGGAGACGACGACACCGGCACGGGCGCCACGGACGCGAAGTTCAGGACGATCCAGCGCGCCGTGGATGCGATCCCGAAGCTCATCAGCCAGGATCACCTCATCCGGGTCCAGGCCGGGCTCTACGACGAGGACGTGTACATCCGCGGGATCGCGGGCGCGAACATCGCGATCCAGAAGGCTGGTGCCGCACCGACCGACATCACCCAGCCGACCGGCGTGCAAGTCCGCTCGATCGAGGCGCTCGACCTCCCGGGCCGACTCCTCATCGAGTGGATCGACATGGTCAACACGGAGGGGATCCAGTCGGCGACGACCGCGCCGATGCGGTTCTCCCGCTGCGGCTACATCTCCCTGCGCGGTTCCCGGTTCACGTCGAACACGAAGGCGGGGAGCCGTCCCGCGATCGACTTCGACGGCTCCACCGGCTCCATCTCGAACTGCTTCTTCAACGACCAGTTCAACGACGTGCTCGCGCAGAACGGCTCGCAGGTCAAGGTGTACGACACGAACCTCCACGGATCGACGAAATCGGGCACCGGGCTCCGTGCGATCGCGGCGACGATCTCCAAGCACGGAGACCAGGCGTGGGCACGGAACGGGGCGACGACCCCGGAGGCCCGTTCCCGTGGCGGGATGATCAACGACGACGCCTGGTCGACGTGGGTGCCGTCGTTCCCGGCGTCGGGCGAGATGGCGTTCACCGATGTGTCGATCAGCCACGCCCGCTTCACCGTGATCGGCAAGACGTGCTTCTACGTCCTGCGCGCCGCGGGGCGGACGAGTGGTGGGTCGGAGACGTCGATCCAGTACACGCTGCCGGTCCCGGCCCAGCTCGATCTGAATGCCGCGCTCGGCGGGTCGGTCATCGTCAACGATGGCGGGTTCGATGCGGGCTGGCAGATCCTCTCGAACCGCACCACGGTCCAGGTCCGCAAGATCGGCCCGAACAACCCCTGGGGCCTCGGCACGGACCGACGCATCTACGTGTCCGGGACCTACGAGATCGCCTGACGATTCGCGGCGACTACAGCCCGACGAAGTTGTAGGTGACGAGTGCGACGATCGCGAGGTACACCAATCCGACAGCTTTGACGGCGTCCTCAGCGATGTCCCAGCCCCCGTTCTCCCAGATCCTGTGCAACACCTTGGTGACGGCGGCGCCAGCAACGAAGATCGCCCCCAATCCGACCAGCTGCGCGAGGTACTGCTCGGCGGTCGCATTGGCAGGCGGGGTGAATGTGGTGAAGCACAAGGCCACTAGGACGGCGACTAGCCCAAGAACGGCTGGGGCAATCCACTTCGTCCGTGAAGTCGACTTGCGCTCCGAAGCCTCAAGCTTCTCGACTCTTGCCTCAAGGTCCGCCACGACTTCTTCCAGGCTGACCACTGGATGCGTGCTCGCGATCTCGTCAGGTGTGTCCGTTGCCGTCATGCCCGAAACATAGCCCGGCCCTCGCAACTCGCGGGGGCCCTTCTCATGCCCGAGGAGGCACCGCATGACCCCCACCCTGAAGGCTCTCCCTGCCTCCTGGGGCAGCCGGAACCAGGTCGAGAAGCTCACCCCGGCGGCCGCGAACTCGCTCTCCCGCATGATCGCGCGCGCGGTCGCGGAGACGGGCGTGAACTTCCAGCTCAACGACGCCTACCGGTCGAAGTCGGAACAGATCGCGCTGTTCACGGCGAACTACCGCGACCGCGGCACGCGCTCGAAGGTCGCCTCGAGCGACCGGATGTACAACGGGACCGCGTGGCGGCACGTCACGAACGTCGCCGTCGCCTCCCCGGACCTCTACGGGACGGGCACGGGCGCGAACCACACCCGCGGCATCGCGATCGACATCGCCCCCTCCGCGATCCAGACCTGGGTCCAGGCCAACGGCTCCCGCTTCGGCTGGACCTGGGACGAGGGCAAGCGGAACGGCGAGCCCTGGCACTTCGTCTACAACGGCGCCGACCAGTACACCGCCGAGGGCTGGCTCGACCATGCCGCCGTGCAGCGCGCCGTCGGCGCCGAGGTCGACGGGAAGATCGGCACCGGCACGGTCGCGAAGATCAAGGCGAAGCAGAAGGCGCTCGGACTCGAGGTCGACGGCAAGGTCGGCCCCGCGACGAAGAGGACGCTGGGCCTCTCGGGAAAAGGTGACGCCGCCCCGGTGGCCCCGGCGCCGCCGGCGGTTCCTGCGGGCGGCACCTCCGTCCCCGCCCCGCAGCCGGAGCGCACCGAGCTCGCA